CGGCATGTACGGCGGTTTGGACATTGTTGTTGATCCATACACCAGCAGCACAAGCGGCACTGTACGCATCGTTGCACTGCAAACCTGCGATGTGGCTGTACGCCACGCTGTATCGTTTGCCTTTAACAACGACGGCGCATAATATAACTGGTGGGGGCTTCGGTCCCCACCAACCCTACTAGGAGTTTTATATGCCATATCTTGTTTTGAAATCTTGCGTCATTGACAACTCGCGTTGCAGCGCGGGTGATATTTTGAATTTATCTGATGAGAATGCTCGCTCCCTGACCGCAATGGGCCGCGTTGAGTATGTTGATGCTCCGAAGCCAGTTAAGGAAGTTGAAGATCGTTCCGTTGCCCTGCCAAAGAGCAAGGCTACTAAAACATTCACTCGGAAGTCAAAGAAATGATGATCTCTTTGCTGAAGAAAGCCACCTGGGGCGGAAAGAGCTACAAGAGTGGCACCAGCCATGACGTAGACCCTTCAGTGGCAAGCAAGCTGATTTCGCGCGGTTATGCCGAAATCTATGTAGAACCAAAGGAAGACAAAGATGGCGCTGCCACTGACGAGTGATCTTGCTGCAATCATGGACGTTGATGATTTCGCCACTGCTGTCACATATGACGGCGGCACCATCAACGCTATCTTTGACAATGAGACGATCCCTGTCGATAATGGCGGCTTCATTACTGTTCACCAAGAGCAACCTCGCCTGACTTGCAGAACCTCTGACTTGCCGTCTATCGGTGAGGGTGAGGTTATGGTAATATCGGGCGTAACATATGTAGTTCGCGCATGGATACATGATGGAACTGGTGTAACCGTAGTGCAATTGGAAAAATCATAATGGCTCACGTCCGTCAGCAAATCAGAAGCCAAATGGCAACGCTGCTGACAAGCGGCGTCGCATTGGTTTCATCTCGCGTATATAATAGCCGTGTGTACCCCCTGACAGAGGCAAAATTACCTGCTATAACAGTTTATGCGGGCGCAGAGCAGTCCGGCTTGATGACCTTGGGCCGGAAAACGCTTATGAGAACGCTTACGGTCAATGTTGACGTTTATGCGTTGGCAACGGCTAATTTGGATAACGATCTCGACGCAATTTGCGTTCAGGTTGAGGAGGCCATTGCAGCGGACTTTTCGCTGAACGGTCTTGCGAAGACAACAGTGCTTTCGGGTACTGAAATAGATTTCTCTGGCGAGGCCGAACAGCCTGTTGGTGTCGCCAGATTAAACTTCAGTGTTGAGTATTGTACTGACATTGATGATGTAGAAACGGCCAGATAAGGAGAGACACCATGGCTACGCACGCTGGTAGCGAAGGCACCGTAAAGGTCGGTTCCAACGCAATTGCAGAAATCCGTTCATTCTCAATTGAGGAAACTGCGGACACTATTGAAGACACTTCTATGGGCGACTCCGCCCGCACATATAAACCATCATTGACCAGCTTCTCTGGTTCTATTGATGTTTTCTGGGATGAAACCGATGCAACGGGCCAAGGCGCTTTGACTATCGGGGCAGAGGTTACGCTTAACCTTTACCCAGAGGGTGACACCGCTGGCGACACTTATTTGTCCGGCGCGGCTATCGTGACAGGCCGCTCTGTAAGCTCTTCTTTTGATGGGCTTGTAGAAATGTCAATTTCAGTGCAGGGTAATGGTGCATTAACACAAACAACGGTGTAAAACATGACCCTAGCAAAACGTATCGCGGCGAAGCGAGCGGAACAACAGCGTGGTTTCTCAGACGTTGAAGAGTGGGGCGAGGCGGACAATCCGCTTCGCCTTTACTTCACACAAGTCTCCGCAAGAGACATTGAGAAGGTCCAGCGCAAATATCCCAACTTTCTGGCTGAACCCAGCATGAGCGCAATGGTCGAGATGATTATTGTCAAATGTGAGGATGAGGCTGGCGAGAAAGCATTCACATTGGAAGATAAGGCAATCCTTCTTGGTGAGCCAGTCAATGTGATCGCAAAAGTGTTTGGTTCTGTCTTTGACACGGATAGTGCCGAGGACCACTTAAAAAACTAAAGGGCGATCCATTCAGGTTCAACCTTCTTGGGTTGGCGCTTAGATTAGGCAAGACCATCTCAGAGATTGAGGAAATCAGCCTTTCGGAGTATAATGAATGGGTCGCATACTTTGCGCTGATTGAGGAGCGGGATAAAAATGAGTGAAAAGATCAACATTATTATCGCCGCCCAGACCAATGCGGCAGTTAAGGGCTTAGACCAAGTATCCAAGTCCACTCAGCGTGTTGGTCAATCAGTGCAGACTGCTCAATCGAAAATGGGCGGCTTTAATAAAAGTGTAACTGCTGGCGGCGTCAATCTGCGAAAGTTCGCTATGGGCGGTGCGCAGCAAGCTGGTTATCAGATTGGTGACTTTGCAGTTCAGGTCGCCAACGGTACTTCTAAGATGCAGGCGTTTGGTCAGCAGGCTCCACAGCTATTGCAAATCTTTGGCCCAATCGGTGCGGTTGTCGGTGCGGCGGTTGCTATCTTTGCGGCGTTTGCAGTTGTGGCGGAGAAGACGAAGAAAAAGACTGTCGAAACAGCATCTGCAATTGATAGGTTGAACAAAGCATTCAACACTCTTGAGGCGACTGACTTTGACTCACTCGGGGAGAGCATGTCTGCTCCTGTTCAGAAGGTGTTTGACAAATATAAGAACTTGATTGAGGCCGCTCGTGAGTATGCAGAGTTGCAACGTGCCTCGGCTCTAGGCGAAATTGTGCAAACGCTTACTCCCGTCAAGGAAATGGATGAAACGCGGGCTAAACTAAAGGAAGCCTTGAGAATCCTGCACGAAATGAGAAAGCAGGGTATCGATGTTGGTGAGAATTACGAGAACCATGTTAAAGTTGTTGGAGAACTTAACGACAAGCTACTGCGTCAACATAATATTTCTGCAATTCTATCCAAGGTAAATGGAAAAACTCGGGCGGAGACGGCTGCCAATTTAGACATAGCTATTGTGCAGTTAAGGAAGGCCGGAGCTTACACAGCAGAGGTTCAAGCAAGAATTATAAAGTTCAAGGAGGAAGCTGGTCTTAGTGGGGCCATAAACCAAGAACTTGACGAGGCTTCTGCCACCGAAAAGGATCGCCTTAAAACTCTCACAGCATCCAGTGGACAGCTATCCTACCAAGACGGCATCTTACGCGCAAAGCTCAGAAAGACTGCCGATATGGGCGTCTTATTCGACAGAATGCTTGAGACTCAAAAGAATCGCGTGAAGTTTATGCAAGACGAAGACACATTGATGGGTCAGCTTGTTGTTAAGGGTCAAGTCTATTCAAGGAGTATGTATGCAGGCGGGCGCGGGGGCGATCCTCGTCAATTCACTCATATGGACGAGTTCAGAAAGCAGCTTGCGGAAGCTGAAGCTGCTGCTGCGAAGCTAAATGATACCGCCCCAAAAGGTATATCAAATCTGGCAATCAAGATTGACAGTGAGCTTTCACCAGCTATGAAGCGGCTTAATGGGATAATGGAATCTGTCGGTCAATCATTCGAGGACGCTATGATGAGTGCTGTTGATGGTACAAAGTCAACAAAGGACGCATTCCGCTCCATGGCCTCTGAGATTATCAAGGAGCTTTATCGAGTATTCGTGGTCAAGCAGATCACTGGGTTCATCACCAGCGCCGTCGGCGGCTACTTCAATGCTAATCAGGTTTCAGGACCGTCGATGCCTTTGGGAACAGGAAGCGTCCGTCCGCAGGCCCGCACCTTTGCTGGCGGCGGCTACACTGGCAACGGACCACGCGCAGGCGGCTTGGACGGCAAAGGCGGCTTTATGGCTATGCTGCATCCAAGAGAGACTGTTACAGATCACACTAAGCGTCAAAGTGCAGGTCAGGTGATTGTAAATCAAACGATCAACGTGACCACTGGTGTCCAGCAAACTGTTCGTGCTGAAATTGTGGGTTTAATGCCCCAGATACAAGAAGCGAGCAAGGCAGCGGTGTTAGATGCCAAGCGCCGTGGTGGTTCATTCGCGGGAGCATTTTAATGGCTATTAGTTATCCGAGAGACTTGCCAACGGTTACTGGAATTTCAAGTATTACACTTCGTGCTGTCAACCAAACAGCTATGACGAGTTCTCCATTCACCTACAAGCAGCAAATTCACAATCACTCAGGTCAGCGTTGGGAAGCTGAAGTGCAGCTTCCAGTAATGAAGTATGAACAAGCAGAAGAGTGGACTGCTTGGTTGTTGAGCCTTAACGGGCGCGCTGGCACATTTCTAATGGGTGATCCCAACAGGGCAATTCCAAGAGGGTCAGCATCTAGCGCGCCAGGTTCTCCGGCCATTAACGGAGCAAGCCAAACAGGTTCCTCAATCGCTATTGACGGGCTACCTTCAAGCGCGACAGGTTACTTGAAGGCTGGTGATTATGTTCAGTTTGGATCAGCATCGACAGCCACCCTTCACAAGGTTCTTACTCAAATAGACACAAATGCGTCGGGTCAAGCAACGCTCGATATTTGGCCGAATGTTGTAAGTGCTTCGGCGGATGGGTCAACGGTGGTTGTTACCAATGCGAGAGGTCGCTGGCGTTTAAATTCAGGACAACAGGATTGGTCTATAGATAATTCATCCCTTTATGGGATTACTTTTGCAGCGGTTCAGGTGATCCCATGAGCCGTGATCTATCTAAAATACAAAATGTCATTGAGCTTGATGAGATATTTCCATTCTTCGCGGTTGATCTGGAGTTTGGCACTGAGGTTCTCGACTTCGGTGGGACAATAATACCTTCAACAAACTTATACTTCTGGACGGGTCTTGGGGAGATAACCCACGGCGGTAATGTTTATACTGGTGCTGGGCAATTCCTAACAGTCTCTAATGTCACTGAAACAGCCGATTTAAGAGCCGCTGGTGCAACAATAAGTTTGTCTGGGTTGCCGAGCGAGATTGTAGCTTTGGCGCTTCAGCAGCCCTATCAGGGGCGTATATGCCGTATCAAATTTGGGATGCTAAACGCAAACAAAAACAAGACCATCACGGAAGATGGCATTGGCATCACTTTAGAAGACACCAGTGACGTTGATAACACTGCAGGCGATCCAGAGGTCATGATTGATCTTTTTGTTGGATACATGGATGAAATGAATATCCAAGAAGACCCTGAGTCATCAACAATATCCCTTTCTGTTGAGAACAAGCTAATTGACCTTCAGCGGGCCAAAACCACACGCTACACCTCTGAGTTTCAGAAGAAGAAATATCGTGACGCATTCCCATCGAGGTCAAATGAAGACAAAGCGTTTGACTTTATTAATAACTTGCAGGGAAAACCTCTGAATTGGGGGAAAACCTAATGTTCCAAGGTTGGGATATTCGCCTTGCAAACTGGATAGATTCAGTGCGTGATGAACCTTTTCGCTGGGGGCCGCATGACTGCATAACCTTTGCGAACAACGCAGCTATAAAGATGCGAGGTTTTGGATTTGCTGATGAGTTCATTGAGGGGTACTCAACAAAAAAAGGCGCAATGGTCAAATACAGACGCTTTCTGGAAAAAAGTGGCTACAGTGACTTGACTGACGGATTGGACGACAGGCTAACGCGATTAAACACAAATTACGCTC